GCCGTTTTCTTAGCGGCCGAGATGGACCGTCGAGGGCTAGGGGATACCCGGACGGCTCTCCAAAGGTGGTGCCCTCACGAGCCGACCCCCAAGCAGAAGGATTTCTTGAGGCTCGACTGTCTCGAGGCGCTGTTTGGAGGGCAGGCCGGTGGCGGTAAAAGCGATGCCCTCCTGATGGCGGCGCTCATGCATGTGGACACGCCCGGGTATGCAGCATTAATTCTTCGCCGAACATACTCGGACCTGTCCTTGCCCGGGGCCATCATGGATCGATCTCACGAGTGGCTGGGAGGCACCGACGCCCATTGGAATGGTACTGAGAAGACGTGGACGTTCCCCAGCGGTGCCCGCCTAACCTTTGGGTATCTGTCGACGGACAAGGACAAGTACCGCTACCAGGGCTCTGAGCTGGACTTCGTTGCGTTTGACGAGCTGACGCAGTTCCCCGAGGCATCCTACCGGTACCTCATGTCGAGACTCCGTCGTCGTCGAGGTTCGAAGATACCGCCTCGATCCCGCAATGCCACGAACCCTGGCGGCATTGGCCATGACTGGGTTCATGCCAGGTTCATCGGGTGCGAGTCCGACGGAGTCCGGGAGTTCATCCCCTCGGCGCTGAGCGACAACCCCCACCTGGACGAAGAGTCCTACCGTCGCTCCCTCGCGGAGCTGGACGAGATCACACGGATGCAGCTGGAACAAGGGATATGGGTTAAGGACTCTCAGGGGCTGGTGTACAAGTTCTCTGCCGACAGGAACTTGGTGGACTCATTGCCGCCGTACTCGTGGCGCTATGCTCTGGGAGTGGATTTTGGGGCGAGTCAGTCAAAGCCCACGACCGCGTTTGCGGTGTTGGCTTTTTCCCAGGAGAGCCCGGCCGTCTACCTGGTGGAGGCAACGAAGCATGCTGGTATGATTGTGACGGACATTGCAGAGCATATTCGGGCCCTTAATGTTCGTTACCGGTTCGATAAGATGGTAGGGGACCAGGGTGCATTAGGGAAAGGGTACATCGAGGAGATACGGCGGAGGCATGGGCTGCCGCTGTGCCCGGCGCAGAAGCAAGACAAGCTAGGTTACATCCGCCTTATGAACGGAGACCTTGAATCAGAGCGGATGAAGGTAGTGGATGGTCTGACGAGTGATTGGATTGATGAAGCGAGTACGGCCACGCTTGACGAAACAGGGACGAAGCCCGATGTACACTTTGACAACCACGCGTTGGACGCCACCCTTTACGGGTGGAGAGAAGCGAGGCACTATCTATACCGGGAGCCAGAGGTGAGGCCCGAGACGGATGTCCAGGAGCGTTATAGGATGGAAGCGATAGAGTATAAGAAACGGGCCCGACAGAAAATATCGGAACGTCGGCGTACGGACAGGGCAGCGGGGCTGTTCGGGTGACCATCCCAGAAGTCAAAGAGTTAACCCTCTGGATGCAGTCTCAAGGAGTGCAGCAATTCCAGTGGGATGGCATGATGGTGGTGTTCCACCCCCGCTCTCTTAAGATGGGAGCCGCTGCGACACAGGGCGAACCGGTCAAGGACTACATTCGAGAAGACGAAATGACGATGGAAAAGCTGTTCGAGAAACAGGGAGGAGTAGACCTCGATGCCGAGATATCTTGAATCCCAGTTCAATCAGAATGCCCCAGCCGGGTTCGTCAAGGCAAACTGGTGGGACCAGCCGAAGAAAGAGGTCCACAAGGCCCTCATCCCCTTAATGGCGTCTCTGGAACATGAGCAGCGTCATCGAGACTACCTGAACCGTATCTACCTGAGCTTGTTCGTTGGCCAGGGGCTCATCGGTCTGAAGGGAAACCAGTACGCTATCCGTCATCGCAACACGGGCCAGATTGATGTAAACCTGGCGAGGAGGATTGCCTCGGCGGCGAATAGCAAGCTTGCCAAGAACAAGGTCCGTATCTTGCATCTCACCGAGGGCGGGAACTGGTCTCAGCAGACGCGAGCCAAGCGGATGACCAAAGTGGTCAATGGCACGTTTCACAGCACGAACTTCTACCGTGAGAACGCCCGCGCCCAACTGGATAGCTGCATCTTCGATGTGGGTGCCGTCCGGTTCTGGAGGGAGAGGGAAAAGGTCTGCTGTGAAAAGGTGCCCGGCCATGAAATCCGTGTGGACTACATGGACGCTCGGTATGGGAAGCCAAGTCAGCTCCACCGGGAGATGGTGGTGCCTCGGAACAAGTTGATCGCCCAGTTCCCGAAGCACCGAGAGCTCATCAAGTACGCACCCCATAGCGATGGGACCCGGCAGTCAGGGAGCCGATGGGTAGTAGACTGCGTTGACGTGACGATGAGTTGGCATTTGCCGAGCGAGGAGGGTGGCAAGGACGGCATGGTGGCGATGGTGCTCCCAAATGGGACGCTGAGCGCTGAGCGGTATACGCACAATTACTTCCCGTTCGTGTTCCATTTCTGGGAGCAGAATCCGTTGGGGTTCTATGGCCAGAGCATTTGCAGCCAGATACTCGGGATTCAGTACAACCTGCGTAATACCGTTCAGGACATTCAAGACCATGTGGATTTGTCGACCGGCTTTGTGGTGGCCGAGCCGGGTGCGAATTTCAATAAGCAAGCCCTGACGAATGAAGTGTGGCGAATCTTGGAGACAAGCGGGCCTGTGCAGTACATCGCCCCGCCTGCGTTCCAGAGGGACAAGCTGGACTGGGTCAACTGGCTGATTAACCAGGGCCATGAGGACACTGGGTTAAGCCAATTGTTTGTGACCAGCCGTAAGCCTGACGGCCTGGACAGTGGAAAGGCCCTTCGGGAATACAACGACCAAAACTCAGAGCGATTCCAGCAGGCAGAGCAGCGCTACGAGGAGACCTACGTCGCCGCAGACAAGATCATATGCGGTCTGTACGAGGAGGCCTACGAGGAGTTGGGGAACTTCCCGGTCCAGTCTTCTGATAACAAAGTCATCCAGACGATTGACTGGGAAGCGGCACGAATGGACGGGGAGGACTATGTCGTTCGACCGGTGCCCACCTCGTTTTTACCGTCCACGCCTGCGGCGAAGCTCCAGACCATCCAAGAGATGCTCCAGGCTGGTCTGTTTGGACGGGAGGAGGCCATGCTCTTGCTGGACTACCCAGACCTTGAGCGCGTGAACACACTGGCCCAGGCCCCGCTTCTTAACATCGAATGGCGCCTTGAGAAGATGTTGGACCCGGACGAGCCGGCGTACTATCCACCAGAGCCTACGATGAATCTTTCCCTAGCAATGAAGCTAGCCTCCTCGGCGTACAATGACGCCCAGGTTTCGGGGGCTCCCGATGAAAACCTTGAGTTGATATTGAGGTTCATGGCCCAAATAGAAAAGATGATTGAAGACGCCCAGGCTCCTCCCCCTCAGGCGGCAGCGCCCCCTATGGCAGAGCCTCCGATGGAGGGACCTCCCATCCCCGGTGGCAACGGGGCGGCGCTCCCTCCCGAAGCGATGATCCCTCCAGGCATGCCAGTTCCGCAATGAGCGAGAAGCGAAACAGTGACGAGAAGAAAGCTAGCGCCGGGGAGTCCCTACGGCATAGGCGCTACGCGGGGAAGTCCCTCACTGAGTCGTCAACGAAATACGTAAAGAAGGCTTACGAGCGATTCATGGAGAAATGGCGGCCTAGGGTCGTACACAGAAAGGATCGGTAATGTCAGAGCAAGCCCAGGACACCCCGAAGGCCAACGTCAAGGTTTACTATAAGCCTGGCCAGAGCGACCAACCCTACATGGTAGACGATGGACCAACTCGGGATGCGCCGGGAGTGCGCCGAAGAGGGAGCAAGGCCTCTCGTGTCGCGAAGGCGGTAGCGGCCAAGCAGGTGGCCGACTTGAAGGCCAAGGGCCCAGCCGAACCATCGAGTCCGGAACCACTAACCCAACCCAAAGGAGAAACCCATGCATTACACCAGCAAGACAGCGTTCCCGAAAACGTACAAGGCAAAGGAGAAGTACCAGGGCAGGAGCCAGCTGAAGAAAGGAGAGGGAGCGAAGGCTCCGGGGATCAACCAAGCCCAGAACAAAAGCCAAAAGGCGAAAAAGATGCCCAAAAAGATCTAGGCCCCCAGTTCTCAGCCCTTCGCAAAGCCGAGCGCCGTCTTCGAGAGGAGCGCAAGGCCTTCGAGATGAAGATAGAGCAGGAGCAGCAGGAGCTAGCATCGCTGCGAGATCTCAAGAAAATCGCGGAGAAGGACAAGTACGCGCTCCTCGACCATCTCGGGGTCGACATCAATGAGTGGGCCAAGCGCCAGCTTGGTAAGGGCGGAGAGCCAGCGGAGGGGGCCGCCGCTATTCATCCTGATATTCTCAAGAAGCTTGAGAGGCTGGACGCCATTGAAAGGGAGCTGGCGGAAACCAAGAAGGAGCGAGAGGCCCAGAGCCAGAGTCAGCAGTATGAGCAGGCGAAATCGAATGCACTTGCAGAGATTAAGACTTTAATGCAAACTAGCCCTGAACGGTTCGGGTACACACTTGCCAAGGGTGGCGAGGACGTTGTATTCGCAACCCTCGAGGAGTACTTCAACGAGACCGGCAAGCTTCTTTCGTACGAAGATGCGGCCACCATGGTTGAAGAGCACTTCGAGACCGACGCGCAGAGTTATTTAGGCGTCAGTAAGTTCAAAGAGCATTTCGTCTCGAAAGAGACGGGCCCCGACAAGGAGCCCCAGCAGCATTCCCAAGCAAGCGTCAGAGCAGACGACACGGCGCAACCGACATTAACCAACGCGCCGGACCGCGTTCCGTCTACACGTTTATCGAAAAAGGAAAGGCGGAAACGAGCGGCGGCTTTGCTGTCCAGTTGATCGCCGTCTAATCCACGCCGCGATAGCTGGGAGGGAGTGCTATCGTGGGTTTAAACCTTACCAATTTCGCCTTTGCCATGAAGGAAATGTACCCGGACGATGTTCTCAAGGACATGACGTTCGAAAATAACCCGTGGCTCGCCATGTGCGAGAAAGACGAGGACGTCGAGGGAGATACTATCCAGGTCCCCGTTATCTACGGGAACCCGCAGGGGCGGTCAGCCAGTCTGTCCACTGCCATCACGAACAAAGGGAACACCAAGGGCGCCTCGTTTGCTCTGACGACCGCAGAGGATTACTCGGTGGCGTCCATCGCGAGAAAGGCGATTCTAGCCTCCAGGGGCGACGCAGGGGCGTTTGCGAGAGCGGCTGAAGTTGAGGTCGACGGAGCGATTAACACTTGTGTTAGATCGCTGGCCAAGGCGCTCTACGGGGATGGAAACGGGCAGCTCGGGCAAATCGCTTCGGTGACTTCTGCTGACCCCATGGTGATTACGCTTTCAGATATCAACGACATCTCGAATTTCGAGGTCGGGATGGTGCTGACGTCCGATGATACGGCCGACGGTTCGTCTCTGCGGGCAACACCCGCCACAGCAACGATCGCTGGGATCGACCGTGACCTCGGCACTATCACGACTGGATTTGACAACAGCGGCCCGACCACCGACTGGGCGGCAAATGATTATCTTTTCCAGCAGGGTGACGGAGGAGCGATGCTCAAGGGGAATGGAGCATGGGTCCCTACGACGGCTCCGGCCTCCACCGCCTTTTTCGGGGTAGACCGAACGTCCGACGTGACCCGCCTAGGGGGTGTCCGCCTTACCGGGACAGGCATGGATGTCACGAAAGCCCTGCTTAAGCTGGCTTCCAAGATTACCCGGGAAAACGGGACTCCGGACTGCGCGTTCGTTAATGACGTGCAGTACCACGAGGCCATCGTCGAGCTCGGCGCCAAGGTAGAATACGTCAAACAGGGGATGTCGGCGGAAGTCTACTTTAGCGGGATTATCATCCATGGTCCGCGCGGGCCCATTGAGGTGTATCCGGACTATAACTGTCCGAGCAATTTGGCATACGTCCTTCAGAAGAATACGTGGACGCTTTACTCCTATGACAAGGCGCCTCATATCTTTGACTTGGACAATGACCAGGAATTCCTAAGGGAAACCACTGCGGACTCGTATGAGGTAAGGGTCGGTTACTACGCTCAGTTGGGGTGCAAGGCGCCTGGCTGGAATGGTGTAGCGACCCTCGACGCGGCCACTTTCTAAGGGAGTTGGTATGAAGCCTCATGATATCGCAATTGCGATTATGAAGAAGAAGTCCGCCAAGGATGACGACGAGGAGGGCGACGACACTCTCGAAACAGCCGCATCCAATATTATAGCAGCACAGAAGGATGGTGACCCCAAGGGCTATGCAGAGGCTCTGAAGGAATTCATCCACTTATCTAACAGCTAACCTCCAGGGAGGCTCTCTGTGCCGGTGTCGCGATTAGAGCTGAGAACCAGGGCTAAGCGCCGCGCCGACATGGAGAGCTCCTCCTTTGTCAGCGACGAGGAGTGGAACGATTACCTGAATGAGGGCATTTCCCAACTGCATGGGATTGTGACCCTAAAGAACGATGACTTCATCGTGAAGGACACCACGATAAGTCTGTCCAATGGGGTGGACGCCTATCGGCTCCCGGACGATTTCCTGAGGGAGCGCGGTGTAGATTTGGTGGAGGGCTCCAACACCTACACTCTCGACCCCTTCATGTTCCGGGAAAGGAATCGGCTTCAGTACTACGCGGGCGGCATCACGCGGTCGGATGTTGTCTACATGTACCAAATCATTGGAGATTTCATTCGGTTCATCCCGGACCCGACAGGGACGGGGACGATCAAGCTTTGGTATATCCCTCAGGCTCAAATTCTGGATCGGGATAAAGATAAGCTGGACGTAGCCTACGCGAATGGCTGGGATCGTTACGTTATCATTTACGCGGCCATCGAGGCCTTGAGAAAAGAAGAGTCCGACGTGACGATGCTGGAAGCCAAGCTGAATGATGCGGGCAAGAGGATCATGGACTCCGCCGTTCGAAGTGCTGGCGACCCCAAGCGAGTCGTTGATGTCCGTTACAAGCGAGAAACCTTTTGGAGGTAGCTAATGGCTGATTACGCACGAATCCGAGTAAGGGCGGAGTACTCTAAGAACGCTGACTATTCGTCACCTAAGATAGACCATGAGTTTACGTCTCAGGAGACGACGCCTAGCAAGTACGACTTCCGTGAGGTATCGGCCGGCACTGGTGGCACCACCGTTGACCTGGGCGCGTATACCACCATCGACGATTGCATTATTCATAATCTGGATAGCACCAACTATGTGGATGCGACATTCAGGAACACAGCCAACGGGGCGACAGACAACATTATTCGCGTAGACAAAGGAGCTATTCTTTCAGTGGGTGAGCTGACGGTGGCCAATGACCTGGTCCTGACCGCCAATGGTGCCGCCGTAAATTGCGAGATCCTTCTCCTCGGGACATAGCATGGAGTTCCGTCGCCACCAGCCGGGTCCGGATGAGGTGACACCGAACGACCTCCACCGGCTTCAGGATAACATCGAGACCTTCGCTCGGCCTCTAAGCCGTCGGCTCCATCTCTACTCGGAGCTGATTGAGGATGTATCGCTGACATCCGGTCAGGAGAACCTCGTGGCCCATGGGCTTGGCAAGAAGGTCCGAGGCTTCCGCGTCACCGATATCAACGCATCAGCCAGCGTCTGGCGGGACGATACCTCGACGGCGGACCTAACAGTGCACATCCCTCTTAGGATATCGTCCACGGCCACGGTCTCACTCGAGGTGTTCGCTTAATGCCGCTCCAGAAGGCAATTCTCCCTGTTCCCCTCGGAGTGGGTATCGACACCAAGAGCGACCCGAAGGTTGTCCGGCCCGGAAGATTGCTTGAATGCCATAACGC